TACGCCGTGCGCATGCGGTGGATCGACTGTCCGTACGATTTGCTAACGGTCGGTCTCCGTGACGCGTACGCGGCAGGTCTGGGAGTGGCGATCCCCACGGCCAAAGCGGAACTCGGGTGGGAGATGGGGACGGAATGACGTACCGACCCAAACAACTCGGACGTCGGCGTCGCGCCGCGAAGACGCGACACGACGCCGACGAGTATTCCGCAACGGAGGAGGAATGAAGCGCCGCCGGCGGGCCATCCTCACCGATCGTTGGCTGGCGCTCACCGACGTCGTGGCCTACACGGGGCTGAGCCAGCAGGCGATCGCCGTGCTGCGCTCGGCTGGAAATTTTCCGGTCGGGCGGCTGCTACGCAATCGCCACCCCGCCTGGCAGGAGTCCGCCCTGAAAGCTTGGATCGAGTCGTTGCCCGAGGTGCACTGATGAGGCCCGTATGCGCTGGCTGATCGTCGTGGGATGCGCTCTTGGCGTTTGGCTGCTGGTGCGAGCTGATCGTCGCGAGCGGCAGCGCCACGAGTACCTCAGCACGGAGTGGCTGGCGGACGCGCGGAAGAAGGGACTGCTGTGACCGCGGTCCGCGTGTGCCCGAAGCATCGTCGAATCCTCGATGAAGTGGGCGACCTCTGCGTCTGCCCTGTAGGTGAGCACGTTGTCACGCGGTGGCTCGTCCTCGACAAAGAGAACGGTCGCACGGCCCTTGATGCGGGCCGGGGAATGGAGGGAGTCGTGGAGCTAGCGAAGACCGGCGCGCCGGCGCCGGACACGAAGGGCAAGACCAGGACGCTGCTGGTCTGCCGATACACCGCGAAGGGGCACAGGCTCTACGTGCGCCTTGTCGCGATCCCTGCACGCGGCCTCTGGCGCGTGGGCTGGAAGCAGGAGGGAAAGACGAAGGCGGCCGGCTGGATCTACAGCGGCAGCGAAGAGGCCGCGGCGCGTGACTTCTATCGGGAAGCGCGGAAGCGCGCGCAGCTCCGCGGCTGGGTGGTGGACGAGACGCTCGGCCGCTGCGGGCGCGATATCGCGTTCAAGGAGATCCCCGCGGCATGATCCTGATCGGCCTCGCCCTGCTGCTCGTGGGCTCGCTGCTCGTCGCGGCGATCGTCTACCTCTGCGAGCAGGCGTCTCCGCCGGAGGGCGAGATCCGACCGGGCCGCTACGCCGTGCGCCGCGTCCACCCGCAGCTCGTGGCCGACGTCGTCGAGGTGTGGCCCGACGGCCGCGAGAGCGTGATCTTGTGCGACGAGGACGAGGCCGTGGCGCGCGAGGTGTGCCGCGAGCTGGACGGCGGCGGGAGGGCGGCGTGAGCGGCTCGAAGATCCAGTGGACGGACGTCACCTGGAACCCCGTGCGCGGCTGCTCGCGCGTCAGCGAGGGCTGCCGGAACTGCTACGCCGAGCGCATGGCTGCGCGGTTCTGTGGGGAAGGAAAGCCCTTCGCAGGGTTCGCCAAGGGAGTTGCTCCAAGGGATTCGCTTGATCGCTCCGGCGGCAGGCGCCGCGGATGGACTGGCCGCGTGGAGTTGATCGAGTCGAAGCTCGCCGAGCCGCTGAAGTGGCGCAAGCCGCAGCGCGTGTTCATTTCGATGAGCGATCTATTCCACGAGACTCTGCCCGACGAGGCGATCGACCAGGTGTTCGCGGTGATGGCGTTGGCCCCGCGGCACACGTTCCAGATCCTGACAAAGCGCGCCGAGCGGCTCCTCGCGTTCTTCGATCGGCGAATGCGGGATGTCACGATCGCAGATGCGGCGAAGGTTCTGCACACGAGGGTGCTGCCATTCGCCCTGCCATCCGAGGCGATCTTCGACGCACGTCGAGTGGCGCTCGGGCAGCCGTGGCAGATCAACCAGTGGCCACTCCCCAACGTCTGGCTGGGCGTCTCGTGCGAGGACCAGGCGACGGCCGACGCACGGATCCCGCAGCTGCTCCAGACGCCGGCCGCGCTGCGCTTCGTCTCGCTGGAGCCGCTGCTCGGCCCGATCGATCTTCGGCTTTGCGAGGAATTCCCCGGCGCAGATGGGGGCACATACGAAGATGCCCGACATGGGATCTCCTGGGTGATCGTCGGCGGAGAGAGTGGACCGAAGGCGCGTCCGTGTGACGTGTCGTGGATCCGCTCGATCAGGGATCAGTGCAAGACGGCGGGGGTTCCCTGCTTCGTGAAGCAGCTTGGGACGCGGCCCTGCGTCGTCGAGGGCTCATCCGATGCCCGCTCCTGGGCGCTGAGCGGAGCGAGCGCCGTGATGGACGACTGCGGAGGGATCCACTGTGGCAATCGTTCTGGTGCCGATCCCGCAGAGTGGCCGGAGGATGTGCGCGTGCGGGAGTTCCCGGAGGCGCGCCTCTGATGACCAAGCCCCGGAGAGCGCCCCCCGTGCACGAGTGGCCTGAGCTGTTGCCCTCGCTTGGTCTTCTCCTCCGCGGACAACCCTTCGCGCGTTGCAGGGTGTGCGGCCCAAGCGTCCACCCCGCGAAGGCGGGCACCTTCCTGAGGTACGGCTCCACCCCGCTCTGCCTCGCGCACGCGGTGGGCCTGAGCGCGAGGGCCGCGTGATGACGCTCGACCTGGTGATCAGCTCTTCCCACGTTGTTGACGTCTCTCCGGGCGTCTCTGGTCTGGTGGTCGTGACTCTCCGTTCCGTCGGTCGGCGGATGACGCGGGTCTCGATCGATGCGGAGACGCTACAGCGCGCCTACGACGTCCTCCGGGAGGCCGCTGCGGCGGGCGGCCGGTGACGACCTGGTGTGACGAGATCAGTCCGGAGGACTCCGTGCTTCTACACCCCGAGCGAAAGTCGCTGGAGCCGCCGCAGTGCAGCGTGAAAGGCGTCGTCCTGGACAGGCACCCCTGGGACGGCCCCGTGTGTTCGCGGTGTGGTGCCCTACGCCCCGTACCTGGGGCGACGGACGCGCAGGAGGTGACTGGTGTCGAGTGACGCATCTATCCCCGTGGCCATGGTTCCGCTGGCGGACATCGCGCCGAGCGCGACCAACCCGCGGAAGACCTTCGACAAGATCGCCCTCGAGGAGCTGACCGAGAGCGTGCGCCAGCACGGGGTGCTGCAGCCGATTCTTGTCCGGCGCTGGCCGGCGGATCGCAAGTGGCCGACGGCCCTAGGCGGCGCCGCGAAGCTGCCGGCGAACGCCTACGAGGTCGTCGCCGGCGAGCGCCGCCTGCGTGCGGCCGTAGGCGCAAGCCTCCCGGAGATCCCCGTACTGGTGCGCGACCTCGACGACACGGCGGTCATCGAGATCCAGGTCATTGAGAACCTGCAGCGCACCGACCTCCACCCGCTCGATGAAGCCGAGGGCTACAGCCGACTCCTGTCCGCCAAGTCCGGCTACGACGTCGCGAGGATCGCCGAGCGCGTCGGCCGGTCCGTGAGTTACGTCTACGATCGGCTGAAGCTCATGGCCTTGGTCGAGGATGCCCGGGAGCTCTTCCGGTCTGGCGCCCTCCCGGCCGGGCACGCGATCATCCTGTCGCGGCTCAAGCCGGAGGACCAGGCGCGCGCGCTTCGCAGGGATGAGGATGGGCTCGGAGGGCTCTGGAGCCACGAGCGGCTGCTCTTCAATCCGGACGATGACGGTGATGAGGCTCCCGCGGCCGGGACCGTGGTGGACAAGTATCGCCAGGCCCTGAAGCCCGTCAGTGCGAAGGAGCTCCAGTCCTGGGTCGACGCGAACGTCCGGCTCGCCGCGGAGGAAGCCGATCGCATGCTCTTCCCCGAGCTGGTCGACACGGTCTCCGCCGCCGCCGAGCGAGCCGAGCAGGTCGTCCGGATCACGCACGAGACCCTCACGCCAGAGGCGGCCAAGGCCGGCCCCAAGATCATCCTGGGTCGCTCGTGGAAGCGCGCCGACGGCCAGCACGGGAGCAAGGCTTGCGGTCACTCGGTCATCGGGACCATCGAGATCGGCCCGGCGCGTGGAGAGGTCCTTCGCGTCTGCGTGGACAAACAGCGCTGCACGGTCCACTGGAACGACCTGATCAAGGCCCGGAAGAAGCGCGAGAAGGATGTCGCCACATCGGGCGCCAAGGGCGAGGATCGCGAGGCTCTGCGGCGCTCCCGGGCCGACGAGGATGCGCGCCGGCGCGATGCGGAGGCTGCGCGCTGGGTGCGGGGCAGGCCGGAGATCCTGCAGGCCGTGGCGGTCGTCATCCGGAAGGCGCCGACCGGCGCCGGAAGCGCGCTCGGGAAGTTCATTCTCGGCTACTTCAGGGACTCCGCCTGGCGGTCGCTCGACAACCTCACAAGGGAGGCGGAGAAGCTGTGCCCTCCGGGCAAGACGGCCGCGGACCTGGTGCGGTATATGGCGCTCTATACCTTTGTCGATGCGGCCCTCGACGGAGACTCGGGTGAGATTGTGCGGGCCGCGAAGGCGTTCGGCGTCGACGCGAAGAAGATCGTCGATCGGGTCGCGGCAGCGGCGCCTCCGCCGGCGAAGTGCCGGAAATGCGGCTGCACCGAGGACAAGGCTTGTCCTGGAGGCTGCGCGTGGGCGAAGGAGCCCGACCCCAAAACGGGCCTCGGCCTGTGCACGTCGTGCGTGCCCGCGAAGAAGGCGAAGCCCGGGAAGGCCGCGTGAGCGCTCGTCCGAAGACGTCGCGCCCCTGTGAGGACTGCGGCCGGTCTCACCTGGCCGGGCCCTACGCGCACTGGGGCCCGTGCTGCCGCTGGAGGCATCGCGGGCGCCCGGCGAAGAAGTACCCGTGGTCACCGGAGAGGGATGTGATCCTGCGCGAGCGCTACGACTCCCGCGTACGAGGAAGGGCCGCGGCGATCGCCCGCTCCCTGGGGATCCCGACCTACGCGGTCAAGCAACGCGCGCGAGCCCTCGGCCTGTGCCGGCCGAGGCAGCCCTGGCAGGACTGGACGCCTGAGGAGGTGGCCTTCATCGAGGAGCACGCCGGCACCCGTCACGTGCACTGGATCTCACAGCAGCTCGCACGCTCGCTCACGTCCGTGATCCTGAAGCTCAAGAGGCTCCACATCAGCCGGCGCGTCCGCGAGGGCTACACCCAGCGCCAGGTCGAGGAGTGCCTTGGGATGGATCACCGCCGGATCCAGCAGCTCGTCGAGTCCGGACAGCTCCGGGCGGCCCACCACAGCGGACAGCCTAGGGAGCGCTGGGTCTTCACTGACCGGGCCCTGCTGGACTTCGTTCGCCGCTACCCGGCGTCCTTTCGTCTCGATCGAGTCGACCAACTCTGGTTCCTCGACCTGGTCTTCCGCGGCCGGATCGGTGAGACCGCCCGCCAGGAGGCCGCGTGAGTACGGCGACCGCGCAGCTCGCGTGGCGGGCCCGGCGAGGCCTCGACGGCGAGTATCCCCATGGGACGCGCGCGCGTTACGTCACCGGCTGTCGTTGCGGTGAGTGCCGCGGCTCGAATGTCAGGCGCTACCACGAGCGCCAGGCGGAGGCAAAAGCGGCCGCGCGCGAGGTGCGAAGTGTCTCGACCCGCCGACTCGTGGCTCTTGATGACTCGCGCGGGCGGCGAGTCTACAAGCACGCCTGTCCGGGCGTGGCCGGCCGGCCCTGCGTTGGACCGTGCTACCTCCGGAAGGACAGCACCGGGGGGATCTGCGCGCGCTGCCGAGAGACATTGATCTGGAACGGCCTCGTTCCCGCGGATGGCGCCCGGGCCCACGTGCGGAAGCTGGGCCGCCTGGGCATCGGCTACAAGTCGGTGGGGGCGGCCTGTGACGTCGGCCACACGATCCTCCTGCTGATCCGCGCCGGCAAGAGGACCAGGATCCGGGCCAGCACAGAGCGTCGGATCCTCGGTGTAGACCGCGGGGCACTGGCCGATGGCGCGCTCGTGCCCGCGGCGCCGACCTGGCGACGAATCGACAAGCTTCTCGCTGAGGACTTTAGCCGAGCCGAGATCGCGCGGCGGCTCGGCTTCAGCAGCCCCGCGCTGCAGTTCGGCCGCAAGCGCGTCACGGCTCGCACGGCGGCGCGCGTCGAGCGTTTCTATCGGAGGTACATGGAATGAGTAGTGAGGCTGTCGTAACCCTGGCATCCCTCGCCGGCGGGGCCGCCGACGAGTTCTTCCAGGACAAGTTGGCCGAGGTCCTGACGAATCTCCGAGACCGTCAGTTCCTGCGCGCGTCGAAGTGGGCGCAGGCCGGAGAGATCGCGATCGTCCGCTGACAGCTCTCTTCGAGGATCTACTCATGCCAGTCGTCCGTGGCGACCGCATCGGCGAGTCACAGAAGCTCAACCGCTGCTCAGTGCAGGCACAGGACTTCTACGCGCTCTTCGTCTCGGCCGTCCCGGACGACTTCGGTCGCTACCGCCACTCGGCGGCGCACGTCGCGCTCGCCCTCTATCCACGGCGTGAGCCGACGCCTGGACTACTCCGCCGCGTGGGTCGCCTCCTGACCGAGCTCGAGCGCGAGGGTCTTGTCCGGACATGGACGCTCGACGACGTCGTTTTTGGTGAGGTCACAGGCTTCACCTCCTGTGGAAATCTGTACCACCGTACACCTGAGCCACCATGGTCCAATCACACCCACACCTGGCGCTGTGGCACCACCGCACTCGCGCGCCTTCGTGAGTGGGGCACAAGACAGGACGTGGCAGACTTCGCGTTGTGGCTCAAAGAGCTACGGCAACAGAGCCCGAACAGAGCCCGAACAGATAGGGATACAGGAGGGGGAACAGAGCCCGAACGAGGGGGGGAGCCTCCGTCCCCTCCGTCCCCTCCGTCCTTCAATACACCCCCCTTACCCCCCTCGCGATCGCGAGGGGGGAATGGTTCGGCGCTGCTGGGCGGTAACGGCGCGTCGGACTCGTCGGCGCCTGGTGACGGGCGTCAAGGTCTCACCGGCCTGGTTGAGTCCGCGGTGAGGCAGTTGGCAGAGGCCGGCGCGCCGCCCGGACGTGGAGAGCTACGTGCGCTCCGTGCGGCGTTCCGGTCAGGCAAGAGTCTCACCGAGGTGCAGGAGCAGATCGGCGCTGGGTGGTATCGGCGTCAGATCCCGCTGTGAGGTCCTGATGGCTGTCCCTTTCCAGATCCCCCACCAGACACCGTCGCTGACCAACACCCGCGAGCACTGGCGTCGACGCGCAAAGCGGGCGCAGGCTCAACGGCGTGACGCTAGGCTTCTCACCCACGCCTCGCTCTCGGTCGGAGACTATGTCTGGCTCCAGGCCGCCGGAGGACGCATCACGCTCACGCGGGTGTGCGGCGGATCCAAACTCCTCGACGACGACAACCTCCCGCCAGCCCTGAAGAGCATCCGAGACGGGATCGCCGACGCGATCGTCCTGGACGACGGGGACAGGCGGCTCACGTGGGTCTACCTCCAGGAGCGCGGAAGGGTCCCCTGCGTGCGGGTGCTCATCGAGGTCAACCGGCCGTGAGGAGCCACCGCCCGCCGGGCCGAGGTCACGTCTATCGCCGGGGGCGAATCTGGTGGCTGTCGTACTGGGTCGACGGGCAACAACGCCGAGAATCCTCCGCCTCGACGAGCAGGAGCGATGCGGTCGCTCTGCTCTCTGAGCGCGTCGCCCTACTGAAGCCCATTGCCGGCACCAGCCTCACGCTGCTGTCGGACCTCCTGCGCGCCCTGATCGCCGACTATGAGATCAACCGACGCAAGAGCAGCGACCGCCTGCGGATCATCTGCGCCCATCTCCGGGACCACTACGGAGACCCTCTCGCTCGCGCAATCGACGGGGCCGCGATCGTCGGCTACGCACAAGCTCGCGCCGCGGCCGGCGCCGGATCCGGGACGATCAACCTCGAGCTGGGCGCTCTCCGTCGCGCCTTCCGCCTCGGCCTGGACCTCGGGAAGGTGGCACGCCTCCCGAAGTTCCGCATGCTCAAGCCCCCGCCTGCTCGGTCGGGTTTCGTCGAGGACGGGGACCTCGCGAAGATCCTCGCGGCACTTCCTCCGGCGATCCGTCCCGTCGTCGAGGTCGCGGCTATCACAGGCTGGCGGCTGAAGTCGGAGATCCTCACTCGCGAATGGAAACACGTCGACCTGATCAACGGATGGCTCAGGATCGACCCAGGTGAGGCGAAGACTGGCGAGGGCCGCAACTTCCCCCTGACCGCTACCCTCCGCGCGCTCTTCGAAGCGCTGAGGGTAGCGACCGCAGTGCCCTTCGGACGGGTCTTCCGACGGTCCAGCGGGCGTCCAGTGCGGTCCATCCGTCAGCCCTGGCTCCGAGCTGTCCAGGTGGCCGGCTGTCCCTCCCTGCGGCCCCACGACCTACGGAGGACGGCAGTCAGGAACCTCGAGCGCGCCGGCGTGCCGCGCAGCACCGCCATGCGGCTGGTAGGTCACCGCACCGAGGCCATGTACATCCGGTACGCCATCACCGACGAGGTCATGCTCCGCGAGGCTGCCGAGAAGATGGAGCACGCTAGCCGATCACGATCCCTGCACATTGCCCCAGCGCCGACCACGGACCACACCATCACGCCGGGCCAGCCTGGTATGGAGGAGAAGCATGCAGACTAGTGAACCGTCCGCGAATAGCGCACTCTCCGCTGAAGACACTGCCAAACCGGTCGGGGGATGGGTCGGGACCGGCGAGCCAGTCCTCCTCGATGGAACGGACGGCGGCCCCGAGGTCGTTATCCCAGACGTCAGGCTCCGATGCGATTCGCAGCTCCTGGAAGTCGCGATGCACGAATCGGCCGCAGCCCTCCACGAGTTCAACCGCATGCTCCGAGACGGCCTGGCCCAACGTATGCGCCCCTGGTGGCTCCGGAACGCGCACGCTCCGCGTTGGTTTGTCGCGTTCTGGTCGGTCGCCATGTTCGCCTACGGCTTCCTCTGGGCTCGCCTGCTGGACGCGATCCGATGAACCACGAAATGTTCTCCCCCGCGTTGTCCGTCTCCGGCGTCTACCTGATGGTGGGCGTTCTCATCGCCATCCGGGAGCGCCAGCGCACGCTCCTGCTCCTCGGATGGCTCGACGTGATCGAGACGGTGTGCGACGTCCGGGCCGCCTGGCGGGCGTACGGAGACCAGCGCACCTGGGCCGAGTCCTTCGATGTGTGGATCCACGAGAAGGGCCACCTGCTCACGCTCGAGCAGACATGGCTTGCGCGTGGTGTGGCGCAATTCCTGGAGGATTCCGAGGAGGTGCGCCGTGGGTGACGTCTCGCGTCGTGAGCTTCGGCCGTGTGACGTCTGCGGGAAGCCGGTCGCACTCCAGACCCGCGCGGGCCAGCGCCTCGACTTCTACCAGGTGCAGGTCACGCAGCAACTGGTAGACCTGCAGGCAGTGCGCGAGCACTTGGGGCTGGCGCTGGTGTTCGGCGGCCACGAGCAGCTCGCCGACGTCTTCGCCCCCAGCGACGCGATAGGCAAGGCCGTCTGGTCCGCCTCGCTCCTCGTCTGCGGGCCGTGCTGGGGCGAGCAGCAGGCGCAGCTGCTCGCCGCCAGCGAGCGTCTCTCCAAGGCGGTGGACCGTGGCTGAGATCAAGAACTGGTGGGCGTTCTTGTCGATCCTCGCGCGGCCGGTGTTGTCGCTGGTGGTGGGTCGGTGACTCCAGCTCCTCGCCTCGTGACGGCACAGCCCGATCCAGCGGCCCGCCTCGCCGCCTGGGAGCGGGCCCTCGAACGCGCCGTGGCCGAGGCACTCGCAGCATCCGGCCCAGACAGCGGCGAACGCTGGGTAGTGCTACGCGTGGCGATCAAGGGTGGGCGCGTCACGCACGGCCGCGTGGAGCTGGCGCATGTGGAGCTGAGCTAGAATGGTCAACATGAACCACGATCTCGACTCGTTGACTACGACGACTCGGGTTCAGATGGCGCGGCTCATCCGCGACTTTCGGCGTGTCGGCCCGCTGACAATCTTGGTCGACGATGGAGACGACGCGACGGATGAAGTCAGATACTACTCGCCGTGGCGCGAGGCCGCGTACGTGTGCTTTCCGGCGTTGGAGGCACTCGCGGCTCAGCGGGAGGAGCTGCATGCGAGAGGCCTCCGCATGATCGCGCGGGCGGAGCGAGAGTTGGACATGCCGTTAGGTCATACGCCTCCGCTGGTCGATTCCATCGCCTCGCTGATGGGTGTCCTGATGGAGATGCGCTTGTTGACATAGGGTATACCCTAGAACCTGACGATTGACCGGCACGATCGTGTCCGGGTGGCCGTGCGACCGAGGCCTTCGCAGTTCCCGAAAGGGTGCTGCGAGGGCCTCTCACTTTTTGGGGGACTGATGATCGCCCCACGAGACTACCGCGAGCTGATCGAGCTGCTCGGCGATCCGGCGCCATTCATCCGTCCCGACGGCACGGTGCGCGAGGCATGGGAAGAGATTCTCGCTCCAGTGACATTGCCATCACCGCTACCCCTCTCGTGGCGATCGACGGACCCAACTACCGGAGCGCCCTTGCCTCCCCGCACTGTACACATGGTGCGCGCTCACGTCTTGGTCGCGCGACTCCTCGAGACGGTGTTGGAGTCGCTGTACGACGCCGGCCATTGGGGCGAGGTCCGGGAGTTCGGCGGGATCTACTGCTGGCGGTCGCAGCGCGGCGGCTCGAAGCTCAGCGTCCATTGCTGGGGGGCTGCCATCGACTTGAACCCGAGCACCAACCAACTTGGGACCGTGGGCAACATGGCGCCAGAGGTGATCGCGGCGTTCGAGTCGGCGGGCTGGTTCTGGGGCGGACGCTGGCGCAGGCCCGACCCGATGCATTTTCAATTCTGCGCCGGGAGTTACTGACGATGCGAAACCGAGAACGAATGTTGACGGCCCTGGCGCTGATCGCGCTGGCGGCCCTCTCTCTGTCGTGCTCGACCGGCAACGACGAGTCCCTTATCCCAACGACGCCGTCCGGAGCCGTGTGCGACGCGTCCCGCTACACCGTCGTCGCCACTCTCCAGAGCAAGCTGGTGCAGTCCTGGGCGCCAGGGCAGATCCCGACGCTGAGCGCGCGCGTCGTCGACTCACAGGGGCAACCGATGGACGAGGCCTGCCCCTACCCTCGGTCGATCGCCTGGAAGAGATCCGGCGATGCGGCCTGCGAGTGGGTTGGGGATCAGTACGGCCTGAGCGTCAGCCTCAAGTGCGTGAGCCCCGGGATGGTCTGCGTGCAGCCGAGCAGCACCTATAACGGGGCGCTCCTGACGGGCGACACCTGCTTCATCGTGGTGGGGTGAGATCATGCGACGACTGATACCGCTGCTGTTCCTGGCCTTCGCGACGCTGGCGAGCGCCGATCCCAACGCGACCCGGGCCGAGCTGACCACATCGGCCGGCATGGGCGCCGTCATGAACGACGAGAAATCCGGCGCGACGCCCGTCGCCACGATCGCAGGCAACTTGCCTGTGACGCTAGGCTCGGGCTTCGTGCCTGTCCGCGCCTTCGGGCGGCTCGAGCTCTCGGGAATGCCCGGCACCGACCTCGCCCTCGAACAAGGGCCCGATGTGGTGAAGGTCGTCAAGGCGGCCCGCGCCACTCTCGGCCTTTCGCGCATCATCGGCCAAACCGACTACGAGGGCCCCGATGGCGCGAAGCAGTCGATAGCCTTCAGCGTGCGCGGCATGTGGGGCTGGGACAGCGCCTTGCCGAAAGAGGGCGAGGACCCCAAGCCACGCCTCTCGCGCCGCTACGGCATTGGCATCGGGATAGAGGACCGCGTCTCGCGCGCCGCGATCGAGGTGTATTACGGCAGGGACGAGCTATGCGGCGATCGCGGCTGGGGTCAGTGGATGGCGAGGGCGGACATCCCTGTTCCGCTCAGCCAGGGCATCCTGCGAGTAGTAGCCGAGGCGTCACTCTCGGTCGGCCCCTCGCGCGAGGACCTCATCCAGCACGACATCTGGCGCGTCAGCGCGGGCGTCGACGTCGGCAAGATCCTGTCGAAGCTGTAGGAGGCTCACATGCTGAATCGACTCTTCGGAGGCGTGGCAAAAGCTCTCGGGCTCAAGATCCTCACAGGCTGGGTGCGGGAGGTGGCCGAAGGCAAACGCGGCGAGAAGGCGCAAGCCATCTACTGGGCGCTCGCTGGCGCGAAGACCTGGAGCGGGATCGTGCTTGCGGTGGCTGCGGCTATCACTGCGGCGAGCGGCCAGGCGGAGGTGGGCGGATGGATCGCCGCGGGTGCCGGCGTCCTGATCTCGCTCGGCCTCGTGGACAGGGCCTGGCGCACGGACATCCCTGCGGTGCTGGCGCAGTCCTCGGTCTATCGCTTGCTCGCGAAGTACAGCGGCGAGCTGGCGGCGTTACTGAGTGCGGCCCTGCTCGCCATCGAAGGCGGCTCATGCCCGGGCTGGACGTGTGCAACATGGTCGGTGATCGTGATCTCCCTCGGCGCGGCTCTCGTGCAGCTCGGACTGATCGATGCTGCGTGGCGCGCGTCTAAGCCCGACGCACGCTGAGGGCACCATGAGTCAAGAGCTGCTGATCCGCCTGTTGTCGCTGTGTGTCGTGATCGGTCTCGCGCTCGCAACGGCATCGGGCTACCTGCTCGTGCAGCAGCTCAAGCGCGTCGTGGCGGCGATCGACCGTATTCCCTCGCGGGAGTGGTTCGAGCACGTCGACACAGCGATCGCCCGCATCCCAGAGCGTGAGTGGTTCCACCGTGTCGAAGAGGATCAACGCGCGCTGGAACGAATCCGCATCGAGCACGGTCTCTTCCACCGCGGATCGGTGGAGACGTAGACCTAGGACACCGCTGATGCCTTCTGCTCCCCTTCGCCCCTGCGCCCAGGCTGGCTGCGAGACGCTGGTCGAGCGTGGGCGCTGCAAGCCACACGAGCGCCGGAGCGAACTCGATCAACGCCGAGGGTCGGCACGCACGCGAGGCTACGATCGACACTGGGAACGGGAGCGTCACCATCACCTCTCTCTCCACCCGCTCTGCGTGCACTGCGCCCACTTCGGGCGGGTAGCCGTTGCGTTCGTCCTTGATCACACGATCCCGCATCGAGGTGATCGCGGGCTCTTCCTGGATCCATCCAACAGGCAAGGACTCTGCCATACCTGCGACGACCAGAAGCGGGCACGGGAGAATGGCCTCGCTGCGTGCGACCACGGGTTTCTCGCCATCGTGCGCGGCGCGTCAGTCTGCGCACTGTGTGGTAGGGGGCGGTTGATCTCTGGAGCTTTCGGCCCCAGGACCGCGCTAGGCCCTTCGCGTTCGCGCGTGCAGGTTTTCGAGGGGGGGGGGCGGACAGAAACTGCCGGTTTGGGGGGTCCCGATGGGCCGTAGGGGTCCGGCGCCGCTTCCGATGGCAACGAAGGCTGCGCGCGGGACACTGCAGCGCTGCCGCGTGAATGTCGAAGAGCCTCAGCTCTCGGCGCCGACATCATTGGATCCGCCGAGAGACCTGAAGAGTGATGGACGCGCCTACTGGCTCGCGCACGTGCAGGAACTGGTTGCCAAGGGCGTGCTGCGCGACGTCGACCTCATGATGTTCGAGTCGTGCTGTCGCGCGTGGAGCATGAAGAGGCAGCTCGAGCGCCAGCTCGCGAAGCTCGGTATCTCTGCGGCGATTGCGACGGGTATCAACGGAGCGCTCCTGAAGTGGACTGACAAACACAAGCAACTGGCGGCCGAGGTCGGGCTGTCGCCGTCGAGTCGTTCTAAGGTGCGGGCCGTCGAGCGCAAGGCGCCGGGCACCGTCGAGAAGTTCCTCCGGCGGGTGAAGTGATGGAAGGACGGCTGAAGATCTCCGCAATCTGGTTTGCCGCGCTGCTCCAGCAGGGGAATGAGATCCCGCGTTGTAGAGTCGTCAAGCTGGGTCTCCCATCTGATGCCCGCATCGTCGGGGCGAGTTACGATCGGCTCAACCACGAGATCCACCTTACCGTCAGCGCGGACGACCTTCCTAGTTTGGGCCCCGATGGATTCCTCGCCCCGCCGAACATGGAGCGGGAGTACATTCCAGGCCGACCCGAAGGGGCAGTGCTCTGATGCGGGCACCGCAGCCGCGGCGTCGCTCAAAGAAGATGGTCCGCCGTCGCGCAGCCCCGCGTCGGCCCGTCGGCCAGGCCACGAAGTACGCGCGCGACGTCGTTGCCGGCAAGATCCTCGCCGGGCCCTACGTGCGTCTCGCCTGCCAGCGTCATCTCGATGACATCGGGACCGCGGCCGGCAGGGGACTCGTCTGGAACCTCGCCGAGTCCGAGCGCTCGATCGACTTCTTCGCCGAGTGCCTCACCCTGCGCAGTGGGCAACCGTTCGTGCTGCAGCCCTTCCAGGCCTTCGTCGTTGGATCGCTCTTCGGCTGGCAGACCGCGGACGGAACCCGGCGCTTCCGGACCTGCTATGTCGAGCAGGGCAAGGGCAACGGAAAGACGCCGACTGCCGCCGGCATCGGACTCTACGCCTTGATCGCGGACGGGGAGCCCTCACCCGAGGTCTACGCCGCAGCGACCACGCAGGACCAAGCGTCGATCTGCTTCAAGGATGCGAAGGGGATGGTCGAGCGCAGCGAGGGGATGAAGGCGCTGATCGATGTCCTGACCGCGAGTCTCGTGCTGAAGACCGACTCCGAGGCGGTGTTCCGGCCGATCTCGTCGGAACACAAAAGTCTCGACGGGAAGCGCGTCCACGCGGGACTGATCGACGAGCTGCACGAGCACCCGACCGACCAGGTCGTCGAGAAGATGCAGGCCGGCCTGAAGGCCCGCGTCAACGGCTTTGTCTTCGAGATCACGAACTCAGGCGATGATCTCGAGTCTGTCTGCTGGCATCATCACGAGTACAGCCTCCAAGTCCTCGAGGGCATCGAGGACAACCCCGCATGGTTCGCCTACGTTTGCGCGCTGGACGAGGGCGACGACTGGCGCGATGAGGCCTGCTGGCCGAAGGTGAATCCCGGGCTCGACACCATCCTCCCGCGCTCCTACCTGCGCGAGCAGGTGCGGGCGGCACGCGGGATGCCCTCGAAGGAGGGGATCGTCAAGCGGCTGAACTTCTGTATCTGGACCCAGCAACACACCGTCTGGATCCCGATGGAGAAGTGGAACGCGTGCCCGGTGCTGACGGAAGCTCCCGAGGGTTGGACCGCGGTCGCGCTGGGCCTCGACCTATCGAGCAAGCTCGACCTCACCGCCGGAATCATCCTGCTCAAGTACCCGGACGCGCGCCCGCCGCTCGAGATCGAGGTGGCCGAGGGCCAGGGCGATCCGGAGGCAGAGAAGCGAATGAAGCGCCTCTCGATCAACTTCCGCGTGCACGTCGTGTCGTTCTTCTGGCGCCCCGCCGACACCTTGGCGGAAGCGGAGAAGCGCGATCGCGTGAGCTACGACGTCTGGCGGAAGGCGAACCGGCTCAGGGCCACGCCCGGGAACATCGTCGATTACGACCAGATCCGGGACGATGTCGTGGAGGAGATCGGGCCGCGGTACCGGCTGAAGAACGGCGAGATCGGCTTCGATCCCTACAACGCGGAGATGCTCACGCGCGAGCTCGAGCGCGCCGGCTATCGACGCGTGCAGGTGGATCAGACCGTCCGGAACATCAGCGAGCCGGCGAAGCTTTTCGAAGCACTGGTCGTCTCGGGTCGCCTGACGCATGACGGCAATCCGGTCCTGGCCTGGTGTGTGAGCAACGTGGCAGTACGCGAGGACAAGAAGGGGAACATCTTCCCCTTCAAGCCCAGCCAGCGTAAACGGATCGACGGCGTCACGGCTCTCATCACGGGGCTGAGTCGACTGCTCGCCGACTCCGGCCAGGCGGTCGCGCCGCGGATCACGGTGTTCGGTGCGCCGCCCCCGCCGGAGCCGGGAGACATCGAGCCGCAGGCGGAAGAGGGGATCGCTGGCTACGCCGACGAGAGCGTCCGGACGTTCCTGGAGGAATCTTGATAGCATCAGCGCCGCAGCATCAGATTGTACGGACGGTGACTGGGCTAGGCGGGCTGGGGCTCGTCGTTGCTGGCGTGTGGGGCCTGGCCGGCTGGCCCGCGGCGGCGCTGTGCGCTGGCCTTCCGCTCGCGGCGTTCTACATCTGGGGCGAGGCGCGGACCATGAAAGGCGGTGGGTGATGCTCGCCACGATCTTCTCGACGCCCGGCAGCCGGAGCATCAGGGCCGGGGTGAGCTGGCGCTCGATCGATCAGAACGACCCGCGCTGGTATGAGTCAATCGGGACCCGCTCGGATGCCGGAGTCCCGATCAGCCCCGAGGCCGCGCTGACAATCGGCGTCGTCTACCGGGCCATCAACGTGCTCGCCCATGCCGTCGCGACGGTGCCGCTCGTGATCAACCGCGTCTTGGGGGAGGGCGCCAAGGAGCGCGACCGCACGCACCCGCAGTACGCGATGCTACACGACCAGGCGAACGCCTGGCAGACGAGCTTCCTCTTCCGCCACCTGTTGGTGACCCGCTGCATCCTCTGGGGTGACTTCTTCGCTCAAATGCTGCCAGGGCGTGGTGGAGTGGGGTCGCTCATCCCGCTGGAGCCGCCGACGACGCGCGTAGTTGATCAGCTCTCAGACGGTCGGCTCGTCTACGTGACGCAGGAGATGACCGCACGCGGCGTGCACCCAGAGCGGCGCCTGCTCCAGGACGAGGTCTTTCACGTCCGCGGGTTCTCGCTCGACGGGAAGAGCGGCGTCCCGCTGACGCGCCTGGCCCGCAACGCCATGGGCCTGGCGCTCGCCGCCGAGAAGCATGGGTCGATGTTCATGAAACGCGGTGCACAGTTCTCAGGCATCCTGACGGCGCCGGGGATCATGAACGACGAGGTCCGCGCCAGCAACGAGAAGGCGTGGAGCCGCGCGCACGGCGGCCTCGCCGGCTCCGGGTCTGTGCCGCTCCTGGATGGCGGCATGGACTTCAAGACGACCAGCGCGACAAATCGCGACTCACAGTGGCTGGAGAGCCGCGACTTCCAAATAGCCGAATTGGGTCCACGCTTCCTCGGTGTGCCCGGGATCTTATGCGGCTATCCGGACAAGACGGCGACCTATGCCAGCGCGGCCGAGATGACGCAGGCCTTCGTCAAGCACGGCGTGATGCCGATTACCGACAACATCGCTACGGAGCTTAACCGCTCGGTGGTGACCGGCGCTCCGGATCGGTTCTTCGCGACGTTCGTACTCGAGGGGCTGTTGCGCGGCGACATCAAGACACGCTACGAAGCCCACCGCGTGGCCATCATGACTGGCTGGAAGAGCCGCAACGAGGTCCGCGCGCTCGAGGGCGACAACCCGGGCCCGTCGGCGCTCGACGAGTTTTTCGAGCCGCTCAATCTAGGGATCGCTGGCGAGGGTGAGCCGGCCGCCCAGCGCTCGACGTTGGCTGGGACGGCGCGTCCGGTGGATGAGCCCGACGACCAGGACGAATCTGCGCTTAGCCAGGCGCGCTCATACCAGGCAACGGCCATGGCGATCTCGCGGCTCAGGGCGTTGGCAGAGCGCCAGGCGGCGCGTCTGGTGTGGCGCGAGGTCGCGGCTATTGTCGGCGAGGGCAAGGCCCTCGGCGCCGCTCGTCGGTTCGCATCTGACGCGCATGGCTGGGAGAAGTGGCTGGGGGAGTTCTATGAGGAGCATGCCAAGCTGGTGAGCGAGACGCTGCGTGTGCCGTGGGATTCCAGTCACGCATACTGTGAGGGGCAGCGCCTGGCGCTCATTCACTCTTGCGCTGCCGTCGAGAGATTCGAGGCCGAGGCGACTCCTAAGCTCATCGCGCTGGCCATTGGAGGCTGACATGACAGGACATCAACCGACGATCTGGGCGACGACGGCGGCTCGGCTGCGCCTGTTATCGCGGGCGTTCCTCGCGGCGTGTGGGGAGAGTCCCCCGAGGTCGGAGCGTGACGGCGGACTCTCCCGCCTCGAGGCTGCGGCGGCTGGGCGCCAGGCGAGCGCGTCGATCGTGCAGATCCTGCCGCTGCTGGGGGACATCACCCAGCGTCCGGGATGGTTGGGCACGTCCGCCGACCTGTACGGCCAGGCGTTCTCGAGAGCCGTGGCTGACCCGAACGTAGCGGCCATCGTGATCGAGGTGGATTCGCCCGGCGGAGAGGTGCACGGGGTCGAGGAGTTGGCGACCCGCATCCGCAGCAGCCGTGGCGTCAAGCCCATCGTGGCGGTGGCCAACACGATCGCGGCGAGCGCGGCCTACTGGATCGCTGCCCAGGCCGATGAGCTACTCGTGTCTCCCTCGGGAGAGGTGGGAAGTGTTGGCGTCTACACGGTCCATGAGGATTGGACTAAGGCGCTTGACCAGGCCGGGGTGGTCCTGACGCTGATCTCAGCCGGCGAAGGCAAGGGCCTCGATGCCACGATGAGCATCTCGGACGAGCTCAGGCAAGAGCTGCAGTCTCGAGTCGACACCTACTACGCCATGTTCGTCAACGCAGTCGCCAAGGGCCGCGGGGTGTCGAAGAACAAGGTTTCCGACGGGTGGAAGGCCCGGCTCGTCGGCGCCGAGGAGGCCGTCTCGCTGGGCATGGCGGACGCCGTGGGCACGCTGGAAGAAGCGGTAGTGAGGGCCGCGAAGCTGTCCCGCCGGCGGTTGTCCCTGGCGGCCAATGTCGACGTCGAGGTTGAGGCCCGGCTGCGCCAACGGGCGCGGGCCTGAGGAGGAGTAATGGGAGTCGTGTTCTCAAGCGATGTTGTCGCGTCGGAGGAGTACAAGCGCAAGCTGGAGGAGCGCTTGGACGCGATCGAGAAGCGGATAGGGGTCCTTGAAGCTCCGAGCGAACCAGACGCCGAGCAGCCCGAGGAAGCCGCTTGACAGATGTTGTATGATGTAGTCTGAAGTCGAGGGCGAGCCGCCACCACTGGTCGGCGGTACGCTAACGGGCCACTAGGCGGCCTCCACGGAGCGCACGCGAGGTCCGGTGACAGTAGGCAACTACTGCGCCGGGCCTTTTGTTTTCCGGCGCGCAACGAATGGAGGGCCACATGGCCGCGAAGATTCACGAACTACGGGCCGCCCGCGAGAAGGTCGCCCTCGAGGCGAACGCTGCTCTCGTCGCTGCGCGCGACAAGGCGAAAGCGGAAGGCCGAGCACTCACCCCCGACGAGATCAAGGCTCAGGATGAGTTCGACGCCAAGCTGAAGGCGTCCGACGACGAGATCGAGATCGAGGAGCGCCTGCTCGATCGCGAGCGGCGGTACGGCAGCGCGGCCCCGGCGCGGGACGTCACCGCGACGGTGGTGCCCGGCAGCGG